TTTCCCCATCTTGAGACTGACATTCTTTTTCTTTACAGCCATTATACTGGTCCGTTGTTATCCTCTTTAAAATAGTCATAAGGACTACCACCTTTTCCTTTTAGTTTCTTCTGAATCTTCTTCAGTTTTTTTCTAGGTATAGGTGTTAGATCATAAGGTTCTGCCATTACTTCTTCCTCTTATTTTTCATGATTGCAGCCGCAACTTTTGGTCTTTTTTTTGCTAGTGCGGCTAGCCCCTTTGACATTTTCTTCTT